CACCAGGCGGTTTGGTGGATCGCTGGGCGCAAGCATCATTGTCAGTTCGAGGTAACCATGCGTATCAACCAGAAATTGCAGGACGAGATTCGAGCGCACGCCGAGCGGGCTCATCCGAATGAGGCGTGCGGCGTACTGATCAAGGCTGCTGCCGGGCGTGAGTACGTGCCTTGCGCGAACTTGGCTACCACGCCACGCGAGCACTTCCGGATCGACCACAAAGATATGGCCCAGGCCGAAGATCGCGGCGAAGTGCTGGCGATCATCCACAGCCACCCCGACCAAGCCCCGACGCCAAGCATGGCCGACCGCGTCAGTTGCGAGTTGCACGAATTGCCCTGGGGCATTGTTGGCTGGCCCGGCGGCGACTTCGAGTGGTTCAAGCCTTCGGGCTTCCAGGCGCCGCTGCTGGGCCGGGACTTCTCCCATGGACTGCTTGACTGTTGGGCCGCGTGCCGCGACTGGTACGCACGGGAGGCTGGCCTGCAACTGCCGAACTTCGAGCGTGCCGACCTGTGGTGGGAGGAGAAGGACGGTCCGAGCCTCTATGAGGACAACTTCGCGGCCACCGGTTTCTACCAGGTCAACGAGGCGCAGCGGGGCGACATGCTTGTTCTGCAAATCCCCACCCCGGGCCGGGAGTGCTACTTCCCCAACCACGCGGTGATTTACCTCGGTGATGAGCCGGCGCTTACCAGCGAGCCAGCCCCCAAGCTGGGCGGTTCTGGCCCGTTCATTTACCACCACATGCCTGGACGGCTGGCTGCCCGCGAGATCTACGGGTGGTCGATGGCCAACCGGGTGAAGCTGATCTTGCGGCACAAGGATTACCGACCATGACAATGCGAACCATCAAGCTCGGCGGTGTGCTGGGTAAAAAGTTCGGCAAGCAGTTCACGTTGGATGTTCACAGCTTCCGGGATGCCATGGCGGCGCTGTGCATGATGAAGCCGGGATTTGAGAAGTACCTGCGCACCGCCGAAGAGCGCGGCCTGGTGTTCGCTGTCTTCGTCGACGAGCGCAATCTTGGCGAGCAGGAGCTTGACCTGGTGGGCAGCGATAACGGCGACATCCGTATTCAGCCAATCGTCCAGGGCAGCAAGCAGGCGGGCATGTTCCAGACGCTGCTCGGCGTGGTGCTGATCGTGGCCGGCCTGTTCACTGGCGGCACCACATCGACGCTCGGCATGGGCCTTCTGGCCGCCGGCGCCGCTGTAGGGCTGGGCGGTGTTGTGCAGATGTTGTCGCCGACCACCAAAGCCAGCGCCGAGAGCAAGAATGACGACGGCAACAACCCGAGCTACGGCTTCGGCGGCGCTGTCACTACTATCGCCCAGGGCAACCCCTACCCGCTGCTTTATGGAGAGCGGGAGATCGGCGGGGCGGTTGAGTCCGGCGGGGTCTACACCCAAGACAACATTTAACCAATCCCAACACCCAAACCCGCTTCGGCGGGTTTTTGCATTCTGGAGGGCGCATGAGCGCAGCAGCAAAGAAGACGCGGCGTGTAGCCCCTCGCACGCGCCGCGCCGTGATCGGCAGCAAGGGCGGCCAGGCCAAACAGAAAAAGCCGAGCATTGCTCAGAACAGCGTTCCGTCGATCTCTACTGCCCGCATCGTCTATCTCTGGAGCTGGGGCCCCATTGTTGGGCTGGTTGATGGCCTGCGCTCTCTCAAGCTGGACGGCACCCCGGTCCAAGCTCCTGACGGCACGATCAACTACCCGGGCGTTAAATGGCAGTTCCGTAATGGCGAGCTGAATCAGGAGCGGCTGGAAGGCAATACCGAGTCCAGCAACGAGATCGACGTCAAGCAGGAGCTGATCTTCGGCACGCCCTGGCTGCACACCATTACCAACTCGGTGAGTGATGCTATTCGCCTGCGCCTGAGTTGGCCAACCCTGCGCAGCCAGGATGCCGCCGGCAACATCAACGGCGTGCGCATTGATTACGCCGTGGATATTTCGACCGACAACGGCCCATACGTCGAAGCGCTGGTCTCGTTTGTTGATCGCAAGAACGTGACCGAGTACGAACGCGCGCACCGCCTGGAGTTGCCGGCGGGCAGCCGCTGGACTATTCGCGTCCGGCGCCTGACTCCTAACGCTAACTCCGATCTTGTGGCTGACCAGATGGTCGTCAAGGCCATCGCCGAGGTTGTCGATAGCGATCAGGAATACCCGCTCACAGCAGTCAGCAGCATCGAGTACGACGCCCAGACCTTCGGCGGCGATATCGCCAAGATTGCGGCGCTGATGCGTGGGCGCATTATTCGTGTGCCCTCCAACTACGACGCGGAGACCCGCACCTACGCAACATCCGGCACCGGTACGAGCAATGGTATTTGGGATGGCACGTTTAAAGAGGCCTATACCAACAACCCCGCCTGGATCTTCTACGACCTGGTGCTGCACCCATACTACGGCCTCGGTGACCGCATCGACGCCACGATGGTGGACCGCTGGTCTCTGTACCGCATTGCCCAGTATTGCGATCAATTGGTACCGGACGGCAAGGGTGGCATGGAACCCCGCTTCACTTGCAACCTGTACTTCCAAAAGCAGGCTGCGGCTTACGCGGTGCTGCAGGACCTGGCCTCAATCTTCCACGGCCTGGCCTTTTGGGACGGCAGCCAGATCGTGGTCAATGCCGATATGCCGGGTGATCCGGTGTACACCTACAACCAGACGCAGATCCTGAACAACGGCGCCATCAAGTACGAAGGCACCCGGGCCCGCGACCGCCATACGCTCTACATGGTGTCCTGGGATAACCCGGACCAGGGTTTCGAAACCGACAAGGAGCCGGTATTCGACGATGAGGCAATGGTCGAGCTCGGCGGCATGGTCCGTGAAACCACCGTCGGCGCTATTGGATGCACCTCTCTGGGCCAGGCCCAGCGCGCAGGGCAGTGGGCGGCCCTGACCGAAAAGCTACAGACCCAGGGCGGTGTGTTCCGCGTCGGACTCGACGGCGACATCCCGAAGCCAGGCCAGGTTATCGCCGTGGCGGATCCGATGTTGGTCGGCCGGAACAATGGCGGGCGCATATCGTCTGCCGCTGGGCGCGTGGTGACGCTCGACCGTGACACCACCGTGCCGGTGGGGGCTCGCCTGCTGGTCAACCTGCCCAGCGGCAAGTCCGAAGGGCGGATAGTCAAGTCGGTTGCCGGTCGTGACGTGACCGTGATGGCAGATTTCAGCGAGCAGCCCCAGGCGGAAAGCGGGTGGATCCTTGATTATGAAGACCTGAAGCTGATGCAGTTCTACGTCCGCAACGTCACGCGGCCGGAGTGGCACCAGTTCCAGTTCGAAGTGATCCAGCACGACCCGAGCAAATTCCCTGCTGTCGACAACGGCGCCGTGGTCGATACCCGGCCAATCACCGGCATTCCTGTCGGTACCCAGGACGCGCCTGCCCGGGTGATGCTGAGTCAGCACGTAGTGATCGAGCAGGGCATTGCTGTCACCGTCATGTCGATTGCCTGGGACGCGGCGCCAAACGCCGTGGGTTATGACGTCGAATGGAAGTGGGGCGCCCGCGAGTGGGTTCCGGTACCGCGTACCGGTGAACTGATGGCCGATGTGCGCGGGATCTATTCCGGGCAGTACATGGCCAGGGTGCGTGCAGTGAGTGCGCTCAACGTTTCCTCGATCCCTGTCACGTCCGCGCTGACCAACCTGGAAGGCAAGGCCGGCTTGCCGCCGGCGGTGGCGTTCCTGACCACCACCAGCCTGGTCTACGGCATCGGTATCCAGTGGGGCTTTCCACCAGGTGCCGAGGACACCCAGCGCACGGAGGTCTGGTACAGCGAGTCGCCGGACCTGACGACGGCCGAGAAGCTGAGCGACTTCAGCTACCCGCAGGCCTCGCACGAAATGCACAGCCTGCTGGCGGGGGCGAGCCTGTTCTTCTGGGCGCGCCTTGTGGACCGTACCGGCAACGTCGGGCCGTTCTTCCCGATCCCTGGCGCGGTCAATGGCCAGGCCAGTTCGGACCAGAGCGAATACGAGAAGTATTTCGCGGATAAGATCAGCGAGGGAGCACTTTGGAAGCCGCTCAGGGATCGTATTGAACTGATCGATGGACCGTCGACACTTGCTGGTTCTGTGGCTCAACGTCTGGCCGAAGAAGCGCTTGCACGAACTGAGGCAATCAGTGATGAGGCTCTGGCGCGGGCGCAGGGGTTGTTGGCCGAGGCGCAGGCACGCGGCACCGCGATCACCAGCGAAGCAAACGCCCGGGTGGCAGCTGACTCGGCGCTTGGCCAGCGGATCGATACTGTCACCGCTGCAACTGGCGGCAACGCTGCGGCGATCCAGACCGAGATCACTGCGCGCACGAATGCTGACTCTGCCCTGGGCCAGCGAATCGACACTGTAGCCTCTGGCACCGCGGCGAATACCGCTGCCATCGGCAACGAGACGACAGCGCGGACCGATGCCGACACCGCACTGGCTTCGCAGATCAGCACGATCAGGGCGCAGTCCGGCGGGTTCGACACCGCGCTGAACTTCGATTTTGCTTCGACGGTAGAGGGCTGGAGCGGTACTCGCTGTGATTTGTCGGTCGAAACCGGGCGGATGATCGTGACGAACACTTCTGCCAACGCCTATCTCAACTCGCCGGGAACGTCGATCAACGGGCGCGAGCATGATCGTATTCGCTGCCGGATAACCCGCAGGGCTGGTAGCGGCTGGACTGGACAGGTTACCTATGTGACGCCGTCGCACGGGTCGAGCACATCGTTCAACAAGATCATTCCAGATCCAGGGTTGGCTATTGGGCAGTCGCTAATCGTTGAGTGGGACATGTCCCAGCTTACGTATGGCGGCACCGATTGGTCGAACAGTACGATCACCAGGTTCTATCTGTGGCTAAGCGCAACGTCGGGTGATGTTTTCGAGGTGGACTGGATCGCTATAGGTCGTATTGCGCCGTCGGCCTCGGTCGCCTCGGTTGTGGACGAGCGCACGGCACGGATCACCGGTGATGAATCGAACGCCAGTGCAACTACTGCCCTGGCAAGCAGCTTGAGTATCACCAATACCAACGTGACGGCTGCTCAGAAGGCCGCAAACGATGCAAGCACCCTGGCCGGCGGGAAGGGTAAGGTCATTGTTCAGGCAGCGGCACCGGCTGCTGCCGATCAATTGCCACAAAACCTGTGGATCGATATCACCGGAGGCGCAAACACGCCGAAACGCTGGACCGGGTCCGCCTGGGTGGCTGTTAGCGACAAGGTGGCCACGGATGCGGCTAAGGCTGCATCCGACGCGCTGGCAGTGGCAAACACCAAGGCAGACGCATCGACCGTCACCGCTCTGAGCAACACCGTGACTCAGCAGGGCACCACCATCACGGCGCAGGGTGGGGCGATCACCAGTATTCGGGCTTCTATCGGCCAGCAGCTTGACAACCTGCTTATCCGGGGGAACTTCGAGGATGGCCTGGTAGATCCCTGGACTACTTCAACAGGGGCTCCAGCGACAACCGTTGTCCCCGCCGCATCCAGTACGACGGCGTTTAGCAAGGCGCTTGCCTTCTATGCCAACAGCTTTTGCGGCATCAACTTCAACATCTTGACTGTGGCGGGGGAGCAGTTTGATGTGACGGCGGAGATTTCTGGGGATGAGATGTCGCCGGGGCAGACCGGCAACTTCCAGATGCAGTTCTACAACAGCGCCAACGTCAACCTGGGGTACGTGACAGCATTTTCATTTGCGGCTACCACTGGTGAGGGGTTCAAGCAGTTCTCTGGGCGTATCACTGCACCGGCCAATGCTGTTTCTGCTCGGTTCGTCACCCGGATCATGGTCGCGAATGGTGTGGGTCGGGCGCTGTGGTGCAACATCGCGGCACGCCGAGTTACGGCAGCAGACGCTGCCAATGCGTCCGCCACGTCAAGCTTGGCAGCCACGGTTACCGATCTTGATGGAAAGATCACGGCTCAATCGACCAGTAACGAGGCGCTGCGGGCTTCAGTGCGGGGCGATGATGGTTCCGGTGACTTGGCTGCGGCAATCAAGGCTTGGGAGTCCACGGCTAACTTTGAGATCGAGAGGAAGGTGCAGGCCTCGGCGAATGAGGCCTTGGCCAGGACTACAGAAACCCTGCAATCGAACATCGGCGAGACCAGTGCATCCGTACAGGCTGTAAGTGAAACATTGGTCAATCTCGATGGAAGGGTGTCGGCCCAGACGACGATCAAAGCCCAGACCATTGCCAACGGCAAGAAGGTAGTGGCCGGCCTGGCGTTGGGCAGTGACGGGGAAACATCGGAGATCCTGGCGTTTGCACAGCGCTTCGCGATTGTCGACGAGGTCAGTGGGCAGCTGATAACGCCGTTCGTTGTGAGCGGTGGACAGGTGTTCATCAACCAGGCGGTGATCAACAAGGCATTTATCCAGGAGATCATCCTGGGCATGACGCTGCGATCTGAGGCGGTTGACTCCAGGGGGCGCCCACTGCTGGAGATTAACGTCAAGGCGGGCACGTTCGTGCTGCGCGGTGATGGTACTGGCGGCTCGATCCTGCTCAATAACAACGGCCTTGCTGTGTATGACGGCAATGATGTACGCCGGACAATGACCGGCAATCTAAGACTTTGACCTGGTGGTTTTGGAGTTAAGGGTGGGCGGTCGCCTATGGCGGCCGTTGCACCTATATCCCTGGGTTGAAGTTGTAGGCGAGGTGTCGATATGGACTTTGGTTTAAGTGTATTTGATGCGAATGGCATTAAAACATTGGGTATGGAGGATTTCACTCTACAGAAATTGGCCGTGATGATAGTTCCTGCTGCTAAGGGTGGAGGGCAGGGTTCTAACTATGAATACATTCTCATGGATGTTCCAGGTTATGACCCCGCGACCTGTTTTGTCACGATCACTCCGAAGGTCTATGCGCCGTATGACCAGCTTGGTTCCCCAGATACTTGGGGCGGTCTGCCTACTTATAGCAATTTGGGAGGGACGCGAATTGCGATTATTACCCAAATTAATTACCGAGAGCCAGACGGTGGTGGCGGCGGGAAAAACCGTGAGATGTGGACGCGCAATATCGTGGAGAGTGTTGTAGAGGTGGTCAAGGTGAGTTGATATGGACGACTACGGTTTTGTCGCTGTAAACGATCAAGGATCTGTCAGCATCAGCAGCGTGTACAAAGTTCTGGTGTTCTCCGAGCGAGGGCAGTTCCGAATCCAGTCTCGCTACACTGACAAGGAAGGCAAAGGGCAGTTTACCTTTGCCAAGCCTATTCTCACCGTGGAGCCGCCCCAAATATTTTTGAGGACGATATCGGCATCACACGCATCCCTCGGGCTCTATACCTCAATTGAAGGTTCTTCCGGTAACTGGACAGGGTTTCATGTCACGTCAGCAGTTCGTGGCGGTAGCGTGCTACAAGATTACTTAATGGAATTTGTATCTTGTAAGTACTCTGACCAAAGCAGCTCATCTGAATATGGTCTTGAAGTGCGTGATGCGCAAAATCGAATAATGTTTGTGTCCAGCGACAGGGTGGTTCGCTATGGGAAGTTCTCAAAGAACTGGACTGTTGGTAGAGGGACTTTTGTAGATATCTACTACAGCGGTGTATCGGTTGATGCTGATGACTTTATAAGTGTGTCAAGTCTTGATCGTGGGATAATGTGGTTTGCCAATGATTCGAAGTATGCGGGTATCACAATTTTGGAGGGCGGAGTGCCGGTATTGCATATCTTCAATGGCAGGCATCACCTAGATCGATTCTATTGGCAAGGCTCAGAGGGGTTTTATCTGAGTATTCCCATTTGTAAGTTCCCAATAGACCGCTACTACAACTAATTTCAAGTGCCTATACAGGTATTTAACTGGAGCAACCTATGGCTTCGTGGTTTTCAGAAGGGACTGTGAGAGTACAGAGCGGGAGCCCGACAGTGGTCGGTACGGGCACCAAGTTCTCGAACTGTCGTGCGGGGGATATGTTCGTCGGCCCCGACCAGGGCATCTATCAGGTGATTAACCCTGCAAGCGATACGTCGCTTTCCATTTCGCCTGCGTACCGTGGGGCGGCGGCAGTAGGTGCGGGTTATGGGATCGTGCCCGTTAACGGCTATCCCAAAGCGCTGGCCGATGCGGTGAACCTGTTTGTTCAGCAGTGGGGTGCAACACTCGCGGGCTTGGGAAGCGTGGCGACGGAAAACGTTGTCCCGGTGGCCAAGGGTGGTACCGGCGGCAGGAATGCGCCTGAGGCGCGTACTGGTCTGGGGCTGGGTACCGCTGCAACAGCGGCGCTTACTGTGGGCAACGTTGACACCACGCCGGGGCGAGCATTGAAGACGGCCGACTTTGGTATCGGCTCAGATGGCGTCCTGATCACCGATTGGAACGCGGCATACAACAATCTTGGTGGCGCGTTCATCGCCGGCAATGCGAGCTCACCTGGTGGAACCGGGGTATCAATTAACGCAACTGGTCTCAACTTCAAGCGGGCAGGCCTGGTAGGTGCCCAGATGATGTTCTACAACGGAGACAATCAGCTTTTGTTTAGGACGGCATTTAACGGATTCCTCCCCTGGGTGAAGGTGTATCACACCGGCAACACCACTCGCATGGCCGACAACACACTGAGGGCGATCTGATCATGGCAAGAGCAGCAATTAACGTTACTGGCGCGGGTGAAAAGTTCGATTTCGTCTCGCTCGGTGGGGCGGATGTGACCTGTTATCGCAAGGACGTGGGCGTCTACTGCGTCACCGGCACCCAGGGCATGGTCCCGTTCCCGCCCATCGATCAGGGCTGGGGCTACGGGCTCCACCCCTCGGACAATCCCGCCGAGGTGAACATCTCGTTTGAGGGCGACCTAC